TGTTCCTCCGTAAGTTTCTTCACCGTTTCGGGTGTTTGCACGCCCATATCTGCACCCGCGGCCACAACCTTCAAGTTGCTGACCTTCTCCTGGACCTCTTTGAGAATAGAATTCAGGTCTTCCGACCCATACTCTTCCACTCTCTTCTGGAGGTCATTGACAAACCCGTCCACGAGCTTCTTGCGTTTCTCCAACTCTTCCGCGTTCTTCTCGTGTATCTCACGATCGGCCTTCTGTTCGGGAGTTTCGTTTTCACGACTTTCCTTCGTGGTCGTTTCGTGACCGGGTTTGGTTTGCGAACCGGGTGGTTCTTTTACTGTTCCGCTTGGTTTTGTTTCTGCCATGTTTTTCCTTTCTATACTGGTGGTGTTCCTTGCACCGTGTTTTGAAGCTCGACTCGGTAATTTATGTTCCTCATAATCCGACGACGATCGTCTGGACCGAATGGTTCGAGATCCTCGTTTAGCCTTGCCACGTTCTTTTCTATGACCTTTACGTAATCCGGCTCTTGACCTGGAGGATTTCCTCCTTGACCCGGCGGCGGATCTGGTGGACCTCCTGTTGGACTTGTTTCTAGTTGTGGCATTTTTCAAATGTCTTTTCCAAAAAGTTGGAAATTACCCTTCAAACGTTCTTCAGTCACGTCTATAGCGCTTGTTGAAACGCTTAAGCTTAAAGTCATCTGTGGATGACACCGCGACAGCAAGTTCATCTGGACGAATATTGGCATATGACCTAATGTCTCTTGGTCTAATGGCCACGTAATCATTGACGGAAGCTGGCTCAATATAGGTGAGACCTTGTAATGCGAGTCGGTAAAAGTTCTCCATTGCATCGTCGTTTTCCTTTTTGGGTTTGTTGGTCTCCTTATCCCAAACGTAACCGCGAGAAATCTCGAACAGGGTTCGGCGAAGGGACGCGTTGAATATGACTGTCGGATTTCCTGCGCGGTCACGTTGGGAGAGAATCTCTTTGACTTTCAGGATGCCGTTATGTGGGTCTTTCGTCGCGGCCATGACCGGAAGGCCGAGGCGTAAAACCTCCTCTAACGGCGTGATGTCGGTAACACGATTTGGAGTATCAGATAGAGGATCGATAAGACCAGGAACAGTAGGTTCTCGAAGGTGAAGGCAGAGGCGGATGTCTGCAACGAGATCAGACATAAGACAGGACACGAAAAGCTCTGCATAAACGTAGTGGTATTCGTTGGGTGACGTAGCGATGAACATCACGTGGTGAGGCTTGCGAGGATGATAGTCTATCGCGAAACGTAGACAGAAAGAGTCGGGAGGTTCCCACCAGGACTTCCAACCTAGTGGTGGATCACGCCGAACATGAACCTCCCATTTGAATTCTTTATATACAAGGCCAGAATACGCCCGCGGTATACCCGAGCGCCGAGTTTCACGCTCCTCGTCGGTATACTGTGCCATTACCCGTTCGATGGACTCGCGGGTGAGATGAGGGTTATCGTCGGTTGCACCCGTCATCATCCAAAAATCACCGTGTTCTTGTATATTGAGGTTGGCCAAAGATTGGTCTTGTAGGTCAGGAATGAACATTGCGTCAATCCACGGCTCTTCGAGTGGAGTACAAGTAAACCACACGTAACCGTCTCGATCCATTAGTCCTCGGATGTTGGCTTTATACATTCCTTCGTCGGGTGGTTCGTCGTAGTGAATCCAGTCCCAGAAGGAGGTCTCCTGACCGAGCGGATTTTGTTTGTAAGACTTAACAGTGTCGAGATGAATAGTCGACACGCCGCCCGAAACATGACGTATGCGTATAAGATCAATCGCACCCGAATGGTTCTTCTCGTAACCAATAAATTTGTCCTTAGGTATGTATTTAAATAACTTGCCCGTTTCCATCGAGGTAAACGCTTCTTCACTCTTGTCCCAGTCAATCGAGACAATAAGACCTTTCGTTGGATGCGATGGTATTCCTCTAGTTCTTCGTTCGTCTCCTTCGGGAATCCAAGGACGGAAACCGAGAGCATAAGCGACGTCTTCGGCCGCGCCCATCTCGGACTTGCCAAATCTGTTACCCGTTCGGGCGTAACGGTAATGGTAATTCGCGGCTTCGTGGAACAAGAGTTGTTTGGAATGAGGGGTGTAGAAAAAGATTGCTTGTTCACTGAGCAGTTGCTTACGTCGCTTTTCTAGTGAGACCTCACGACGTAGTAAGTCTAGTGCACTCATCCAGCGGGTTCTAGTTTATACTTCTTTCCGTCAACGACCGCTGCCTTACCCGGCCACAGTTCATAGAAGTAGATCAGGCGCGAGTCGCCAGAGTTTGCGGAGACTTTTGGGTTCATAAGTTTCGCAAGGCAATACGCCGCCTCACCCGTCTTGTCGCTCGGCCCAATTTCTCCTGTAACAGCAGGAGAAGATTTTTGAGAGTCCAACCTCGTAAGTCGTGCCTGACATCCCATTACAACAGGCGGAACCATCGAACGAACCTGCGGCGGGACCACGATGTATTTGTCCTGGTCTGCATTGAGAAAGTTTCCGTTATTGTAGTAAGCTGTTTCGTCCTGATGGTAATCATCGCCGTGCGATGGGCCGGTGCCGTCCGTGCAGACGTCGAGGTCGGAAACGAAGCAGATGTAGTTACCTTGTGGGTTGGTGTAAATGACTACATGACCAATCGTAATTAGCTCGTGAAGGTTGTGAGCTTTTATGTATTGTTGCTTTTTCGTGGTCATAAGTTAGAGGTGTGACGCACGGGTTGAACATGCGTCACACGAGTTGTTATTTTGGACCCGGATCACCAGCACCTGGTACATAATACCATCCCGGTTCCGGTGCGATGTAACCCCAACCACCAGTATCCGGAGCGGGTTTGATTACGATGTTGTCCGGCGGTGGTTCCGGAAACGGATCGGGTGGAGGTGGGATAACCGGCCCACCGCCGACTTCCAAGTTCGGGTTGCCACAAAATCCCCGAAGGGTGATTGGATGGGCTTTGTTACCTTTGCCTTCGTAACTGTATCCAGTGAAATAGAAGGGTTCTGCTGCCATGTGTTTTGGTTCTTTCTATTGTTAGTTGTTATGTCCTGAAGGGTAAGGGTAAAGATATTCATCTGGGATTTCAGACCTAGGATATGGAGTAACGGGTCTGTGTTCTATGCCTAATTTGGTCTGAATTTTGTCCTGACTCACTCTTACTTCATCCACAAAATCAAAAAGAAAATGTTGGTTATCGTAGATCGACTTGATTTGTTTCGACGCAACCACACGTAGTTTGTCAATCTGCTGGTTGTTGTCTTTGATTCCAACACCATTGCACTTTGTCATGACAGTGTTAATCAGGATTAACGCCAAAATTCCCAACCTGACGGTGTTGTCACCGGAACTCGCCAAAGTAGAGAGAAGTCCGCCGAGTCCACCGTTGTTTGCTTTCGGAGGCTGGTCATTCACTTAATACAACGCGACAATGTTCGTAGCGGTCGTGCCGGTAGCATAGACCTTCTTTGCTTGTATAGGGAGTCTTGTTCCGGCCGCGACCGAGAGAAATGTTATGGTGCTTCCACCAACTGTATCAACCTTCACATTTCCTGCCCCTCCAACCCACAACATCCTCGCGGGGTTAGGAAGATTAGCAGTGTCCGAGGTTGTTACGGCTGCACCTTTATCCAGACCATATTCTTTAACCTCGTCAAGCCAGAAGGCTACGGTTGTGGCGAAGCACAAAAGTAAGAAAACAAGTTTTTTCATGTTATGTCGCTCCAAAGATTCCCAACGCCCAGATTATAAGTATAACGATGAGAATGAGTCCGATGATTAACCGGACAAACTGCGGTAATGACGCCTTGATAATCCACGTTTCTATTGCGTAGATCAAACCGGCGATGATGAGTATTGCAATGAAGATGATGAGAAACTGGATGAGTAATCCAGCTAGTCCGTGGGTGCCAACAACAAGTAGTAAGCTCATGGTTTTGTTTTCTGTAACGCGGCAAGTTCTTCTGTTAACTGATCCATCTCTTCCCTTGGAGACGTAGCACGCCGCGCTGTTACGTCGGAAATGATCTTCTGTGTTGGCTTACCATGAGACTGCTCCAACAACGTCCGGGCAGCCGATAGCTGTATTGCGTCAGATTCCGAGAAGTCTCTCAACTCAACAAGCTTGTTTATACTATTTAATGCTTCCGCTTTCAGGGACCCGAGGACTTCCTCACCATCATCATTTGCGATCGTCGCACAGAGTTCCTGAAACCAGCGTTGAGATTTGAGTATACTCACCTCGCCTGGCCTCACACCCGCGGCCATGGCGATCTCGGAGTTTGTCCGACCGGCGTTCAGCATATACGCAGCCATTCTATGCCACGGTTGTTCATCCTTCACTCCCATCGCTGCTACATCGTTTTCTTTCGCGAACCGATGCAGACCATGTTCGATCGACCCGTTGAACCCAGCCGTTCGACGTTCTGGATGTTGGTCTGGGTTATTCAGATTCCCACCCAACGGCCCCTCTGCGTTCGACGGCTTAACCGTATTTAACTGAATCAATTTCAATGCTTCGTCAGCTGTCATGATCTGTCTTTTCCTGAGATTTGGAATTTACATCTCGACTCACGCATACCTTTCGATGCTCTCGCGTCGGGACTGGGCCGATGTAAGGTCGTATCAAAACAACCGGACGAGAGAATTTCTGAGGCTCGGCCTTTGGGCATACCACGGGCATGAGAGAATCTCGCACCTAACGAGGCTCGTCTCAAAAGATATTCGCGAATATTCCATCATATTCTTACGCCACAAATAGAATATTCGCGATTATATCTTGACTTACTCTCGCCTTTGGTCTATCTTGGTGTTTCAATGGATTCCGCCTCTACCCACGTTTGCGAGAACTGCAACACTGAGTTTGTTCCTTATCGCGGTAT